AAATCGTCAATACTCTAACTCTAGTTTTCCTTTGGTCATTAATCCATTGCATAACCAAACAAGTGCATCAACACAATCATCATGTGAACTAACCCCAAAATTAACTATCTCATCCGTTAGAGGTCCAAACTTTCTATACTTGTTAAAAATGATCTTTCGTTGTTCAAATAAACCCATTATCCCTCTAAAACGTGCAACTTTATCTCCTTTAAATCCTTTCACTGCATGCCAAATAATATTGTAAAGTCCGTGGTCTCCCTGACAAATACGTTTAAAGTCTGCTTCTAAAGAAGCCTGATATGCCACAGCTTCAGACCAAACATGAATAGCACTTCCAGTTGGAAAATAATTTTGACCATCTTTATGAACAACTCCCCACTCTTCCATCATTTCCATTAAAGCTTCTAACTTCTCTAAGTTCCCCATAATTCGTAGACGCTTACAATCAATCACATGAATCTTATTTCCAATACGACCACCCATTACAAATACTGTAAAATCATTCTGTTCTCTAATACCTGCAGATAAATCAACTCCTACTCCCATTGCATCAAATTCAGTAGCTATTCCACCTCTAACTATTAAATCTGGAGCAAGCGATAACTCACTAGTTTGTACAATTTGATTTTGATACTGGAAACTAAATGCAACTGGAGCCTGACGACGACGATCTCTTAAATAATCAAGTGACCACATATCAGGCCAGTACGAAATTTCTTCTCCTTCCTTATCAACAGTAATTGCAGATTGAACTATCTGTACCCAATCATTTGCTGGAGTAAAAGTACTGTTATGAATATCATCATGTCTAAAGCGTGTACCTAGACAAATAGCTCTTCCACCTTCAAACATAGTGGGAACAATAACTGAGTTCCAGTTATCTTCCATAGCCTGACGAATATCCCTATTCTTAATATCATCAGCACTTTTAATGGCGTCATCAATAATACAAAGATGTGAACGTTTAGATGTCACAGCACCTTTCAGTCCTGCACAACAAACAGTAAATTCTTCTTCACCAGTAGATTTAATTCCTGCAAATTTCCAATCAATACTCCAATACTCGTTAGAGTTAATACCCTTGGCTATTTTTACTTTTGGAAAGATTTCTCTATAAGTTTTACTTTCTTCGATAATTCGTTTTATTGCTGCACTCTTAGGTCTTGCAACATCAACTGTATATGAAATATATAAAACTTTTAAAGGCTGCTTTTTTACTGCATGAATACCAACTGACCAAGCAGTATATAAACCAAGAATTGTAGATTTAGCACTACCCCTTGGAGCCAAAATATCTATGTTTGGTCCACCAATACCTACTAAACATTCACTATCTTCTCCAGTACAAAGATAACGATGCCACTCTTTATGGTGAGCAGCTGGAGGTTTATCTCCTACAACATCACAAAAGTATGCAAAATCTGTTCTCCAGCAAGAATTAAACCTTGTTTATCCATTAAAACCTTTTCATCTCCTAGTTGTTTAATAGTTCCTCTTAACTCCTTTTGAAGCATTGCAATCCTTGCAGCACCCATATCTTGTTTAACCATTCCCATATCAATTCCATCACGTAACTTAGCTATGTCTTGTTGCATAGCATCAATTTCTGTTTCTAATACTCCTTGAAAATTACGTTTTTTGTATTTCTTTTGTGACCATTCATCACATTCAACGATGCTTCCTGTAAAACCAAGAAAACGAGAATATAGATAAATTTGTATTGGGGATACTGTTCTTTTACAAAAAGCTAGAAATGATTCTCTATCTTTATCAGTTAATGATTTTAACCACTTAGTAAGACCTTGCTCCACGTTGTGCTTGTCCGTAATCTCTTTGTTCTTTATAGCGACGGAACATCTCTCTTTGCAAGTCTGTCTCTCTGACTTCCTGACCTTCTACCCGACGAGTAGCACGAGTTTGAGCGCCTCCTTCTGCAATACCAGCTCTTTCTTCTTGTCCAGTAACTCTTGCAGTTGCACGAGTCTGTGATCCACCTTCAGCTAAACCTGCACGTTGCTCCTGACCAGCAACCCTTGAAGTGGCACGAGTTTGTGCGCCTTCTTCTGCAGTTCTACCACGATCTTCTTGACCTTTAACTCTTTCTGTTGCTCTAAGCTGCGCTCCCTGTTCAGCAAATCCCGCACGTTGCTCTTGACCAGTAACTCTTGTACTTGCCCTCTGCTGAGCACCTTGCTCTGCAAATCCAGCTCTTTGCTCTTCTCCTGAAACTCTTTGTCCTGCTCTTGATTCACCTGCAGTCGCTTGTGTTCTTCTTATATCTAAATCTGTATAAAATTCACTATTAATACGATCTAATTCAGCAGCAGTCTCCATATTTAAAATATTCTGCCTATTTAAAAGCTCTTGTAATAATGCCTGATCACCAAAAGATTGATCAGGTAAGTATGTTGTTCTTAAATCATCTGTTTCAGTAGTGATATTACCTGCACCACCTGTATCATCTGCTGATTGAAGAGCACTTAAATAATTTTCACCTGCAGTGCTATTACGAAGAGTATTACTAAGTTGGGCTAAGTTATTAGCTGTTCTTGTTCTCTCCTGTTCAGTTAAACCGAAACCAGTACTATTAGTCATGATTTATCCAAAATTAGTTGTAGGTATACCTTGGCGGCCAAAAGCTCTTTGAGGTTGGGCAGCACCAAGTGCAGCATTAGCCATTGCAGCCATACCCATACGATCATAATAGTTACCTTTGGAGGCACCGAACATTCTTGATTGTTGAGCTGGCGCTTGATTAGCAGCCCATTGCAACCATGGAGCTTGTGCAGATTGCATTGTATTGAAATCGTTTATGTTTTGTTGTCTATTCATTGACCTCATGTCTTGATACATGGGAGTCATCGCATTGTAAGCTCGCTGTTGATAAGCAAGACTATTCATCTGATCTAAAGGATTAGAAACAGCTGGTCCAGCACCATAATTTCCTAAATTAATATTGCCTAAACCTACTCCTGAAAAACTAGTATCAATACCCTTTGGCATGATCTGAGGAAGTAAAGTTTGTACAGCCGCATTTATCAGTGTATTCTTGAAATTCGTAGGTTTTTGCGTAAAAGTACTAGGCCCTGGCTGACCATAGTTAGACAAAGCAAACGGCGACGTACTAGGACTATATCCCTGACCATATGGCTTAGGATAATACGCATTTGGATCTAAAAGATTTTGAAAATTCACCATACGAAATCCTCTTAGGAATAGCTATAGTTTTGAGTCATAGCACTACCTACTTGTGATAATGCATTTGTACCTTGATTTAGTCCAGCCTGATTAGCAGCTTGAAGCATCTGTGCTTGAGTAGCAATATTCTGACGAATTCCAGCAGCAGCAAGTTGTCTCTCTAAATCTCTTCTCTTAGTCTCTTCTGTCCACTTCAACTGAGTAGGAGATATTGTATTCATTATGTCTCTATTTAATTCAGCTTGCTTCATCTGCATAAGACGATTAGCAGACATTGGTGCGTTTGGATCAATAACAGCATAAGGACTAGAACCATACATGTTGGTACCGCCAAATTGACCTAATCCTCCAGGGACTGCTGGTCCTGCAGCTGTAATAGGTTCACCAGTTACAGAATTATATCCAATAATTCCTGATCCAGTTCCTAATCCTTGATTTGCTGCTCCTTGACCAAGACCTGTCATTGCTCCTGCCAATGGAATTGCTCCAGCTACTCCAGCTATTGGTGCAGCTACCCTCATTGCACTTCTTAAAGCTCCTGTAGTCAATAGAGGTGAATCAACTAAATTAGGTGCTATATTTCCTACTACTCCTTGAACAGCTCCTGGTCCTCTCCTCATTGCTGTTCTTGACAAACCTCCTATTGGACCTTTTAAAGAACCACCTGATAAAGCACCTAAACCACCTCCAAGAATTGCTCCTCCTAAATCACCACGGCCTAGTGCTGGTGCAGCTCCTAATGCTCCAGTTATCCAAGGTAGGGCTTGCATTGCTAACCTTGCTCCTCCTACTGCCATCGCTGGTACAGGCATCTTTCCAATCTCACATAATTAATTAGTTTTATTTTAAGTTAACTAACTCTTGGAGCCTTCCTCTAGTAACTCCTCTCTTGCAAGACGAAGATAATTCTTTAAAACATTCATATCCAACATTAAAACTCCATTAACTTCAATCACTGCTTCAGGTATAACTTGTTGTACTTGTTGTGCAGAAAAACCAGCCCTTAAAGGTTGAGTAGGATCTAACTCTGCTTTATATCTAAACTGAATTGGCTCCAGTTGTTTTAACTTCTCAAGAGCACTCACGAAGTCCCTTAACAAAGAAAGCTACTTCGGCTAAGTCGTCAGTAATGTCAGTCGTCTCTAATGGTGAGATATCTGTTTTAACTCTTATGTCACAAATACCTGCAATTGTACCAATTATACCTAATCCTTTACTAAACGTATCTAGTGCACTACTACCACCACCTGAACTTCCACCGCCGCTACTGCTAGATACAGGTGGCTCAGGATTATCAGGACCTAAATTTATTATTCTGTTTGGTTGACTAATAAAAACATCGTTACCAAGAGTTGAACTTGTCGTTGTAGGACTATTGCTAATGTTTCCACCTGTGTATGAAAAAGAACCTGGTGAAAAACCTCCTCCAGAAAAACCTCCTCCTCCTTTATTCCATTCATTAGCTAATCTTAAAGCAT